CAGCACTTGATATAAACGGAAGATTCAAATTCATAGGGACTATACTTCATAGTTATTCACTTCTTAAAAATAAGATTGATTTATACAAAGGGAAAATATTTAAAGCATGCGATGTAGGTATGGAAACTTTGCTATGGCCAGATAGATTCACTAAAGAGAAATTAAAAAAGATAAAAGAAGATATCGGAAGCGTATCATTTCAACAGGAATATTTAAACGATCCAATAGACAATACAAGTTCATTGATTAAAAGAGAATGGATAGAGCAATGTTTCAGAAATGATTTATCAGCCGATGATGTGTTTAAAATGCAATTCGAAATGAAGACCATGGGTGTAGATTTTGCTTTTTCTGATCGTATTTCTGCAGATGAATCGGCTTATACTGGATTAGCTAAGAAAGACAATTTTTATTATTTATTGAATTGCCAGAAGAATAAAGGACTTTCAATCAATGAACAAATGGGAATAATCAAAAATGAATTATTTAAAAGGTATAATTATGATAAAATTGGATTAGAAGAGAACTCAATTAAAGCGATTAGTAAAGATATAAACCAATGGAATCTCCCGATAACGTTGTTTTGGACAGCGGCAAGTGATCCGGCAACAAAGAAGAAAGAAGAATACGATTGGAGTGATAAACGTCATACGGTTGGGAAGATTAATTTAATAATGAGACTTAGTACAGCATTTGAAAATAAAAAGTTAGTCATTCCGTATAAAACAGATGAAGATAAAATAATCGCTTCAAAGATATTGCATGAATGCACGAGTTATGCATTATCTGATGGAAAACTTGTTGAGGCAGGAGTGCACCCAGATATTCCGATTGCATTAGGTTATGCACTCGAACTCATGACATTATTCAATGAATCCGCTTGGATGTTTGTTTAAAAATATGATAATAATGTTTATAAAATACCTAACATTAGAATAATCAGATCACATATCCTCTTCATATTCATGGCAAAAAATTTAAGGAACCTTTTTGGTTTGCTAGGAGAGAAAGCTCAAACTTCAACAGTTACAGCATTTGAGGAGACAAGGGAAGGCAAGCCAAAGGCGTATATTCCTAATTTTTTCTATAAACCACCATTCGGATATCCAAGATATAAAGATTTAGCATATTACAGAAGTCTTGCAGCTTCAATTTATGTGGATATGTGTGAGACTGCAATAATAGATGAAGTGTGCTCAATTGAATGGGACATAGTGGCCGAAGATAAGTCAGGGAATCCTGTCCTGGGGAAAGAGAATGAGATCCAAAAAATTAAAGATTTTTTTGAGAATCCAAATACTAATAAGGAAAGTTGGGAGACAATCGTCAGAATGATGCTGCCGGATTTACTTGAACTCAACTCAGGGGTAATGGTTAAGGTGTTTAATGCATTCGGACAGATGGTTGAGATAGTGTCTAGAGATGGCATGTCTTTTACAAAGAATCCAGACGAATACGGAATGTATACTGATCGGGCAGATTTGATACTTGTAAAGAATATTTTAGGGAATAATGAAGGACTAAATTATAATCCATATCCTTTATTGACAGGGTATATTTCAGAGGACCAAGCCAAGGAAACGGGAGCATATTTTCAATATGGATTTAATACAGGTGCAAGACCAGTCCCTTTTGGAAAGAGAGAGATAGTCTGGTTCGAGAAAAAGGTAAGGACAGATGATATTTATGGAAGAAGTGCTATGGAAATCTTGGCTAAGACAGTTCAAACTTTGATATATGCCGTTGAACACAATTTAGAATATTTCTCTGATAATTCAATACCACCCGGTGTTTTAGGATTAGAAGGAATGAATACGGCCGATATGAAGGCATTTGCGCAACAGTGGACAGAGAGTCAGAAGAAACAGGATGAATTAGGAAACTGGAAGAAGGCATTCCATAAACTTGCGATGGTTAATAAAGTTCCGAAGTTTGAGAGATTGGGTTATACTAATCAAGAACTTGAATTGATAGAATCACAGAAATGGTGGAGTAAAATGGTCTGGGCGTGTTATGATGATAAAACTGAGATATTAACAGAAGATGGATTTAAATTATTTAAGGACTTGAATAAAGAAAAAGTTGCAAGGGTTAATCCAGATGGTTTAGAGATAGATTTTATTGAACCTATAGATAAACAAGAATATGATTTTGATGGAGAATTAATAAAATATAAAACAAAATCTTGCGATTTGTTAGTAACTCCAGAACATAAAATGTTGCAATGTTCAAAGGATAAATTTTATGATGGAAAAGAGAAATGGGAACCAAAAGAAGCAAGAGAATTTAATGAAGGGATTATACCACAAGCTGGAAATTTTAAAGGAGAAACAATAGAGAAAATGCATTTTAATTCTAAATGTAAACGAATTAGTAAAAATTTTGATACTCAAGAATTTAAAATAACTGGTGATAATTTTTGTAAGTTTATGGGTATTTGGTTAAGTGATGGGTGGATTGAAAGTGATAACAATAGGATTTGTTTATGTGCAAGCGATGTTTATCCAGAGAATAAAAAATTTATTGAACAATTATTGAATGATATGGGGGTTGATTTTAAAATAAAGATTAGTGAACCAAGTAAGATAATACAGGGCAAACTTAAAAAAGTAAATGGTTTAATGAATTATTATAGATTTTCAAATAAAGCCTTTTCAGATTATTTGATTCAATTTGGACATTCAAAAGATAAGTATGTTCCACAAGTTATCTTGAAATCAGATAAAAAACAAAGGGAATTGTTTTTAGAATACTTTATGTTAGGGGATGGTTCAGAAGGTAGAAAAGGAAGAAATGACAGGTATGGAAGTATGAGCAAAAAATTATTAGATGGATTGCAGGAGATGTTAATTAAGAATGGGAAGTCTGCAACTTTATTTAAAAATAGTTATAATGGTTCTTGGGAATTAACAGTGAGACAGGGCAAATCTAACAGAATAAAAAATAAATATTATTCAAGGATTATTAAAGATAATGTTTCTAAACAAAAATATAAGGGAAAGGTTTATGATGTTACAGTTCCAAAATATCATTTTTTAATTGTTAGAAGAAATGGTCGTGTTAGTATTTCTGGAAATTCGTTTGGGATGACGGCCACAGAACTAGGATTCACAGAGGACGCAAAGGGCGCGGCTAATCAAATAGTTCAAAGTTCGCTTGCAAAGAAAAGAATTATTTATCCATTGCTTAAGTTGATTGCTTATCATGTTAATACAGAAATAATCCCGGAGTTCGGATTTGAAGGGATAAGATACAAGTATAAAATATTCGATGTAGATGAGGAAACAAAGAAATGGGGATTATACAAATTACAAACTGAATCAGGGTTAAAATCTATAAATGAAGTAAGAAATGCTGAGGGCTTAGATGCAGTGGAATGGGGTAATGATTCGCCTAATAAATGGAGTCCGAATAATGGGACTAATATCAACATGACAGATCCAAAGCAAGCTGAATTAAACAGAGTAAACAATGATAATCAAAACAAGCGTGATGCGTTGTTCGTTAAACCGAATAAAGACAAAGTAGAGGAAAAGGCATCAGGAGTTGATTCAGTTCTAATCTTACAACCCAATGAAAGAATGGATAAAAAGAAATTAGAGAAAGCAATAGTATCACTCTTGGAAGACAACAAAAAGAAAGTAATCGATGTTCTTGAATCACAAATCAAAGAAGAACCATTAATCAGAATAAAAGGAATTGATGATATCCCCGAAATGATTAAGAGGATATTCTCTGTCTTTACACTTAAGAAGATAAGTGATGAGGTAATTAAATCGGAGTTTGATAGTGGGTGGAATTCATCTGAGAAGAAGATAAATAGAAATGTCCAGTTTAATCAAAGTGCACTAGAATTCTTACAAAACCATGCATTCGATAATATTAAAGGAATGACTGAGGAGATATCAAATGATCTCAAGGCCGAATTAGAGAGAGGGATAATAAACGGAGAAGGGATAGATAAACTGAAAGTTAGAGTTAACAAAGTGTTTGAAGTTGGGAATAATCGTGCAGAGATGATAGCAAGAACTGAAACAAATAGAGCAGATAATAATGGAAAACTTTTGGCAATAAAGGGATCAGGATTAGAAATGGAGAAAAAGTGGGTGACTCATTTTGATGATAGGACAAGTGAACTATGCAAACATCTTGATGGACAAGTAGTTGGAATAAATGAAAACTTTCATTATGGAGATTGGACCGGGCAAAGTCCACCGGCTCATATTTCATGTAGGTCGACGATAGTTTTTATGGAAAAGGAAGATGTTGAGAAAAAAGATATAGAATCTAAACCGGGGATGGGGCATTCAGATAAATGGTGGGAGATTTATCATGCGTTAATAAGAGAAGGCCATTCTGAAGAAAGTGCTGCAAAGATAACAAACGAAAGGCAAAAAGAATAATAAATACTTTCAAAATTCGGCAATAATCTTTATAATCTAATTCTAATTATAGTTAACATGGCAAATGAAGCATCATTCACTTTTACGACACCTTTAAACGTTAATATAGTAGAAATGAAGGATGGAGAACACCTCTTTGTTGAGGGAGATATTTCTACAAATGATATTGATTTAATTAATGACAGCATGACAAAGGAATGCCAGCAATCTATGCAAAGACAAATTCTTCAAAGTAATATGAAACTTGATATAGAACATGAATCATTCAAGGGAGAGACTCATGAAGAAAAAGAAATTAATAAAACTAAAATACCTGCCGGAAAATTAATTGATGCGACAGTTAAGGATTTAGGAAATGAAAGATTCTCAACAAGAGTTAAGGGAGAAATAAACAGGCATAATCCGAATTATAAGTCAATAAAAGGAAATCTTATGGAAGGATATCTTGATGCATTCTCTGTGGCATTTTTACCTATTGATGTAACAAGAACGCAGATGAATGGGAAATCAGTTAGACTTCTAAATGATGTTAAACTTCTTAATGTTGCATTGACAGGAAATCCATGCAATACAAAAGCGCAATTAATAGACATATTCACAAAGTCGATGGATGCTGTTGAAGAGTATAAAAGATTAAAAGAATTAGATCCAAGCATCGAATCAAATCTTGTCGTAAAGAACGACAATTCATATTCAACCGATTTAATCGGAAGAAAACAATTAAATAAACCAAAAAATTCTAAGATGACAGAAAAACCAAACAAAGATGCTGATCAGAATGACGCAAGTCAGAATGATGAAAGCAACGAGTCTGGAGATGCTGAACAAAAAGCAATGCTTAAGTCTATATCTGGGGAAATGAAATCCCTTGCAGATAAGTATGGAGTTATTGCCAAAGAAAATGTAGATTTGAAGGAAGCTATGGGAGAAATCTCAAAGAATCTTGCAAAGATTACAGAAGCCTTGGCACAACCAATACACAAATCGCAGGGTGTTCAAAAACTAGGTGCAGATAAAAGCAAAGTTGAAGGCAAATCTGTTGATCCTTTAGAGCTTTTCAAATAAGATGCCAAAAACTGCATTCACAGGGAGTACAGAAGGACTTGATGCACAAGATGCATATTTCAAGACTTTTGGAAACTTGCAGAATAAGACAAAGTATTGGGATCCATCAAGCGGGATAGACCTACGTATAGAAGCTGGCTTTAAGGCCACAACTACAGAACAAGGGGGCGCTGGAACAGCAGGATATGCTATGATTCCGGTATACTTGTCTCCGATGGTTGTAGACCAAACAAGGAAAAGAACTCCATTAGTTGAGTTAATTCCAAGAGTCACAAACATGGGTATGTACGCTGATTGGAACAACATCACTGAGAAAGGGGCTGGATTTACGGCATATGAAGATGCTGCATTCCCAGAAAGCGATGATACAGTCGACAGAAACTCGATTGCTATTAAGTTCCTTTATTCAGTTGGAAGAGTAACAGGCCCGGCGCAAGCTGGACAACCTGCATTCGTACTAGAAGGTTTCCAGGGAACTGGGAGTGGACTAGGCGGAAGTGCTTTTTCAAATGTTGGTGCGCCAAATGCTATGCAATTCAGAATATTGACAGCTGCGAAAGCCTTAAAGGAATTAGAAGAAAGTTTGATCGTCAATGGTGACGCGTCTACTGATGCAACTGAGTTCTCAGGAATTGTAAAATTACAGGGAACAACAAATGCTGTTGATTTAGATGGCGGGGCTTTGACTTACGAACACATTGAAACGGCTGTTCAATATGCTTTTGATGATGGAGGAATCGTCAAATTAGCTATTGGATCAAGTGCTGCTGTAAGAGATGTCCGAAAGATTATACTTGATACTTTCAAGTATTCTCCAAGTGATATCCCTAACGGAGTATTGCCTTTTGGTGTTCCATCAGCTGTGTTACTTCACACATTGGTCGGACCAGTACCACTGATCCCATCTATGTATTTAAGCAACACTTCAGGTGCAAAACAGATCTACTTTCTTGATACAGATTTCATCGAGATGCGAGTGCTTCAGGATATGACTTACGAAAAGTTGAGTAAAACCAATGATTCCGATAAGTTCTTCCTTAAGATTTACGAGTGTCTTGTTATGAAAAACGCTGCGTTCAATGCATTCATAGACGACATATTATAATCCTTTTTGTTATTTTTTAGATTAAATTTTTTTTTTAATTTAAGAAAAAATAACGAAGAAAAAATCTTCAGAAATACAAACAAAATAAATAAATGATAGGAGGTATAAAAATATGACAGATTTTACAGACGGAACAACGGACGGAGTTGTAACTAGAGATGTAACTCCAGGACTTGGAGTTAAAATAATTCAGGTTAGAGTCCCAGCTACATTTGTGTGGGGGACAGATAATCTTATTGTAGATTTGAAGGACTATGGAGCAGGTTATTGTTCAGGAGTATTGGGTTTTGTCGAAACAACAGAAGGGAGCGTAACAGTTCCTTGTGGAGCGGCAGGAACACAACTTGGAACAACAGCAGTAGCATCAGGAGTTCTTACATTTACTTCAAGTGGCTGTGCAGCAAATACTGCTGGCGGAACTCTGGTTATTTTTGCTTATTAACTGTCTTGACTTAATATGGGAAGAGACGGAGTAGTAAGCGGAATTTATTCAGGGAATAGGAGATACACAGGTTATTGTTCTTTTGATCAGGGAATAGGCGGGGCTGGATTAGTCATGAAGAAAGATACCCAAATTTGGTATGTTGATTCAGGAAAAACAAGCCCAACTACATCGGGTGATGGATTGAGCCCAGAGGGAGCATTCTTGACACTTTTGGAGGCGGTTACTGCTGCAGGAAACTATGACACAATCATAGTAATGCAAAATGCAATCGCAACAATTGCAACGGCAGGAATTACAATCACTCAGATAGGTTTGAGAATATTGGGTTGTAATGGACATCCAGGGAGACAAGCCGGTGCATTGAAAAAGACTGTTGGAACAACTGCAATGTTTATTATAAGTGCAGATCGTGTTGAAATTGCTGGATTAAATCTTTCAATGAGAACAGCTGGAACATGCATTCAAATTGGAACAGCCACTAATAGTGGCGGAGGAATTTATCAGGCTTATATTCACGATTGTAACTTTGATGGTTATGATACGGCATTATATGCAATTAAAGCGTATGATGATACGGTTGATGCGGTAAATATTGTTGTTGAAAATTGCTTTTTTAAAGGGCATGTAACTGCAGCTATATACGCAAATTCAACAAGAGATACTTATTGTAATAATTTCTTTGATGTAGGAGCAGATAATACTGGAATCTATGTTGCTAATATTGATGGATCTAGAGGCTATACACTTATTTATGATAATATGTTTATAGGCCAAGCTGGAACAACAACAAAGGCAGTAGATTTTGCTGGAAATAACACAAAAGGAACAGTTGGAGTTTTCAGGAATTTATTAGCTGGAGATTTTGATGTAACAATTGATGACAATACTGGAGATCCAGGATGTCTTAATTATCAAGGATCTACAACTGGCGGAAGTTTAATTGACTGTAACACATCAGCTTAAGATGGCAAAGAAAGAATCTAAACCAGAGAAAGTTGAAACAGTTAAGAATCCATTGGATCCGGGAAATTTCACAGATCAGGAAGAACTGAAAGAAGCGGCCAAAGCCAAGAAATAATTTATTTTTTTTTATTTTTTTTTATTTTTTAATTCAATAAAAACAAGGAGTCTTCGGACTTTAAACAACAATATTTAAATAAACAGGAGGACTAAACAAAACATGGGAAGAATAGTAATGGGTGGAAGTTCAAAGTGTGTAGAGGAAACCACGAACTTAAACGCAGTTACAACTGCTACTACTGGAAGTAAAGTAGATTGTAGATGGTATAATAGAATAGCAGTATTCATTAATTGCACAGTTAATACCGGGGCGGTTACTGTAACAATACAAGGAAGCATAGATGGTACTACTTTTTTTGATATTGTGTCAAAAACATATACTGCTACAACTGGGAACGATGTCTATCATTACGGATATAATACTTATTATCCTTATATCAGAACAAAGACATCAACCCAATCAAACTCAACTGTAACGACATTCATTGCAGCAAGAAGTTAAAATGAAGAAAAAACTATTGATAGGATTAATAACATTAATATCATTAATGGCATTAGTGTCGGCGACTATTTACACCGAGCCTTGGAACTCAGACCAAGACGGGGGGAACAAAACCTTGTCAAACATGTTCAATGTATCTTCGCAGTATTTCTACGGATCATTCATAGGGAATATTTTCGGGAACATATCCGTAAACGTGGCCTGGAGCAATTTGACGGATTATCCATCCGCATGCCCTGGATCAAGTGCGATAACGACATTGGGCGATTCTGTAACATGTTCGGATTTATGGGTTGATGTTTCAGGAGATAAAATGACTGGAAACTTGACGTTTTCTAATTCTGGAATATTGAATCTTTCATTGATTCAGAGTAGGAATTGGACCAATGTAACAATTACAGAATCCCAGATAAGCGATTTGCAGGATTACTTAATTAATGGGACAAATGTTAATCTTTTGAATATAAACGCAAGTTCAGCCACAATACATGGAAATTTGAACGTGACAGGGGTATCATATCTAGGAAATATTATAATTTCTGCGGATAATATAACCGTCGATAATATAATTCCATTAAGTGGGGGGGATATTAGTTTAAATGGAAATTTATCAATCTATGATAAAATCACATTTAGACTTGGAGAGATTATTGATAATCTGGCTAATGGATGGATAAGAATAACCGGCGGATTGAATGTTACAGATAATTTGAATGTTGGAGGAAACACGACTATAGGAAATCTTATAATTGGGGGATCTGTGACAGGATTAGATAATAAAACAACCTTATCTTGTAACAATATAACTGGATCAAGTGGGGCATTATGTTCAAACCAGACAGCGGCAGCAAATGCATATTCAGATCTGACATTCATAGTAAAGGCAAATGAATCAAATCTTAATGTAAATTCTTCTATTTTTTCAAATAGTTCAACAAATTGGGGAAATCTGAATTCGATAAACTCAACGCAGATGGAGAACAACGCAGGGGTTTTGAATATTGTATTATCATGGTTGAATGGGCTATTTTATCAAAAATCTGAAGTTTACAACAAGACAGAGATAGATAATTCATTAATAACTAATTACTCTTATATCAATAATGAAACGTTTAATTATAATCAAACAACTCCTGCAATAGATTATGCTAATTCTAATTTTTACAATAAATCGGCTGATATAAATACAGGATCTTACAATATTTCTTCAGATGATTTTATAGGAAAAATATTTTACTTTCAAAATTCAACAGGAACAATCAAATGGAAGATGTACGTAAATGACTCAGGTTCATTGATAACGGAGAGTATATAATGGAAAATAAGACAAAACTAACAATAGGTGCAATGATTACACTAGCCATGCTTATAGGGTCTACTGCCACATATTTTGTGTCTCAGGATGATGATGCTTATTATTGCTCGAGCAAGGATATAGTAATGATTTGTGATAAATTAAGTTCGGGATTGGGGACTAGGTGTTATTTTGGGGAATCCTATAAAGTCTGTAGTGAGGGATGGGAAAAACTTGAAACTGGACAAGAAATTATTGAGGAAATTCCAGTAAATCCTGTTGTTCCAAAGCCCACGGAGGGAAGTAAATGGCTGTGCTCCCACGATGGATGCGTTGGGATATGATATTTATAAATCGAGGTGACCCAATACAGGTCAGAATTGAAGAGAAAAATGGGTACCGATGGGAATGTGTTAGAAAGGATGAGACAATAGATCTTCCAGAAGAGATAGGATTAATCCATGGATTTGAGTTAATTAAGACAACTAAAGGTATAATT